TAAGCAGTACCGCCAGAGTTTACCAGTTGAATTAAACTACTATTTGTTCCTGTCGTTGCAGTCTGACGAATACGCGGTGCAGATTGTGAAACATCAAGGGCGAAACTTGGCGAAGTAGTACCAATACCCAGATTACCTGCGCCAGATAGCGTCATTAGGTCGGAAGCAGAATTAGTCCAAGCAAACTTATAGCTATTGTTTACTACAAATCGCGATGTTAAATCGCCCGTACTTATCGCAATTCCTATTGCATTAGTTGTACCAGTTTGCCATTGCTGAATGAAGTCGGTCGCGGCATTAGCAAAAGAAGCAGGCGCAGTATAGCTTGTGGTTACACGAGCAGATGTCGCAGTACTACCAATACTAAGATTTCCACTACCGTTTAATGTCAGCGCACTCCCCGTGGTCAGGACTTTGGAGCCGTTGAGGTAGGCCACGCCGTTGGCTGTGCCTCCGGAGAGGTTAAAGTTTCCAGACACAGTTCCACTGCCAATGCTTACATTGGTAATGCTGGCACTAGTTGATGTAAGTGTGCTAATTGTTGCACTAGTGGCAAAAAGATGAGTAATAGCGGCACTTGCGCCACGAAGTTGCGTAGTACCCGTTGTTCCAAAAGTAGTGCCGGTAACAGTGGTTATGCTTGCCGAGCCACCTGAGAAAGTAGTAGCCAGCAAATTGGTAATGGTTCCACTAGCAATGCTTGCGGTTGTAATGCTTGCCGAAGCGTAACCAAGCGTTGTACCGGACAAGGTTGCAATGGTTGCAGAGGTCGGTAACGGGAAGTTTCCTGTAGTCAGGCTGGTGACATTCAGGTTTGTTATGGTTGCGCTTGTTACAGTAAGCTGGCCGATAGCTCCACTTGCACCACGAATTTGTGATGCGCCCGTGGTTCCAAAAGTTGTGCCAGTAACAGTGGTAATGCTGGCAGAACCGCCTGAAAAGGTAGTTGCCAAAAGATTGGTAACAGTGCCGCTGGCAACGCTTGCGGTTGTGATGCTCGCAGAACCACCTGAAAAGGTAGTTGCTAATAGATTGGTAACAGTACCGCTGGCAAAATTGGCCGTGGTAATGCTGGCAGAGCCGCCTGAGAATGTTGTATTGGTAAGTATCCCAATAACGGCAGAGTCAATATCGGCATTGGTAATACTTGCAGAACCACCTTGGAAGGTCGTTGCCCGAAGATTGGTAACAGTACCGCTGGCTATGCTGGCATTGGTAATACTTGCGCTACCATATCCAAGCGTGGTTCCTGATAGCGTTGTAATGGTTGCAGAAGTCGGAAATATAAGGCTTCCAGAGTAGTTAAACGCTTCAACAATGTCGGTGCCGTTGCAGGCCAAAATAACTTTCGCACCATTTGGGATGCTGACACCAGTCTGTCCGGAACACTTCGCGGTAACGGCAAAGCCACCGGAGGTGTTGTTATGGATGAAATAGAGCTTGGTGCTAGTCGGCAGAATGATGTCGCGTGTGGCGCTCAATGCGCCTTGCAAGACCAAAACCATGTTTCGTGCCACGCTGGAAGTACCATCAGCGATGCTTAAACTGGTAGAGCTTGCGCTGTCTGCAACGGTCTGTGAAACATAGCCTGCAATAGCCTGCTCAATCAGCGTGCCGAGGTTTGTATTTGTGGTATTACCCCATGTACCAGCTTGGTCGCCAGTACCGATAAGAGTAAGTTTTAAGTTCGTGCTGTATGTGATTGCCATGAGGGTTCCTTATGCCGCTATGTCTGACCAATTTGGGTTTTGTGTACTGTCAACATCAATCCATACACCAGATTGTGAATCGTTTAAATCTTGCCAATTAGCATTTTGGTCTGGGTTAATGATACTCCAAATATTCACACTTCCAAGCATTGCAATAGCTTGGAGGCCAGACACCATAACTTCAACACTTATATTGTTTGTAACATTGCCAACTAATGCACTTGCTTGCTCACCAGTAACAAGAATTGTTTGATTAATGGAAGCCGTTACTGTGCCAACATCAACAGTAGCCTGCTCGCCCGTAACATCTATCGAGGCGCTCAAGGTTATCGAAACATCGCCTACCGATACGGTGGCTTGTTCTCCAGTTACGGCCACTGTCGGGCTGGATACAACCGTTACGGTGCCATCAGATACGGTTGCGGTTTCGCCTGTAACCAAGACATCTGTGCTGGAGGTTGCGGTTACATCGCCTACCAATGCGGCAATCTGCTCGCCTGTGACGACAACAGTTGCGCTTGTCGATACGGTGACAACGCCATCAGAAACAGTAGCCTGCTCTCCAGTGACGGCAACATTTTCAATTTCAGTAATTGCAACCGTTCCGACAGATGCTGTCAGTTCCTCTCCGGTGACATCAACTACAGCGCTAGAGGTTACAGTGACATCGCCTACCGAAACGGTGGCCTGCTCTCCCGTAACCTCAACAGTAACGGATGCGCCAGCAATGACATCGCCAATCGAAACAGTGGCAACTTCACCAGTAACAACGACGGTTGTGCTGGAAGAAACCGTTACTGTACCATCTAATGCGTTTAAACTTTCTCCAGTTATAGGTACCGTCGCATCAGAGGTCGTGGTAACGGTGCCAACGGATACCGTAGCAACCTCGCCGGTCACAGCCACGGTTGGGCTGGAAACGATGGTTACGGTGCCAACGGAGGCAGTAATCTGCTCCCCGGTAAGCGTAACTGTTGGACTGGAAGAAACCGTTACCGTGCCAACGGATACGGTTGCCTGCTCGCCAGTAACGACAACTGTCGGGCTGGAGATAATCGTGACGGTGCCAACGGATACCGTGGCAACTTCGCCAGTGACTACAACTGTAGGGCTAGAGGTTACAGTGACAGTGCCAACAGATACTGTGGCAACCTCGCCAGTAACCGAAACAATGGTATCCGGGACAATAGTAACCTGTACCGCGTTACCTGTTGAGCCAAACCCATCAAATCCCCACGGCACATCGCCCCACCCCATTTGAGGGTAGAGCGTAGCGGCTACAACGCCTTCAACCGGTACGGTTATGTCGGCCATAATAGCCGTCAGAATCTATTAGGCGATACGAATAATAGCGTTGGAAGCATCAGCGGTCGGGAACTGAATGGTGAAGGTACCGCTGGTAACGGTTTTGGTACCACCAAAGTTCAGAACGAGAACCGACTTGTTGGAGTTGGTAGCGTTGTAAATCAACGCGCCATCTGCCGAGAACGAAGCCGATGTCCAGCTAATGTCGTCAAAATCCGTAAACGCCGTGGTTCCGGTCGAAGTTGGGACTTGCGAGATAGTCAGGGTTTTACCTAGCGTGGTATAGCCGGAGCCATTCGGGACTTCATTGGTCGCGGTGTAGGCAGTGGTGGTCGGGCCAATACTTGCCGAGGTGGTGTACAGGGCAATGACAAATTTGTCCTGCGTATTGACCGTCAGCGCACGGTTGGTGGTGTTGAAGTTCATACCGCCGCTCAAGATGTCAGTCTTGAACGAGGTGGTGATGGATTGAGAAATGGGCATGACGATGTTCCTTAAAGATTTTTGACGAACTCGGCGGCATCGCCGAGGCCTGCTTCGGACAGCTTATTACAGATGGTTGTGCGCTCATTGGCCTGAGCTTCTTGAAGATAGGCCAAAAGAACTTTATGAATCTGCGACTTATGTGCAAGAGCCTGTTCACGAACTTCCGGGGCGCTCTCGTTGCCCACGAAAATAATTTTGTCGATGGCGCGGTCGGCTATTTCTTCGGCGGTAAAGCCGCGATTGTCTGCCACAAACACATTTACATTGCCAACATTGCCGAAGCCGGTTTCGCCTTTCATTGTACGGGTATCCTAAGTTGTCCACTACGGTAAGCATCGCGCCTATCCTTGCCATCGCCGAGCTGTTTAAGCAGATTGAGCGACTCAAGGTACTTGTTCTCGTAATAGGTCGCTACATCAGACTCGCCTTTCTGGTAGATATAGGCCTCACGAAGACAACCATATAATAACACCGTCTCAAAGTTGTCTCCAAGCCACGAGGTACCAGCGGTCACAATTGATTGCGGGTAGTAGTAGTAGTGCATTTCGACCCCATAATTGGCATCCGGGGTCGGGCCAAGAATGAGCGTATTGTCGTCAAAAATGGCGTAATACTGGGGAACGCCAGCCGTTGATGGGTCTGGATAGCATTCCCGAACAAAGTTTACATCCTTGTCAATAAGGAAGGTCTGAGCCTGCGTAACCGGGGCAATGACCGCCAAGGAGAACGCCGCCAGCCAGTCATCGGGCAGGGACAGGTATTTGTTCCCGGAAGTCATGGTTCCGGTGACATTCTTACGGATGGCCGGGAGCTGGACGCTATTGTAGATGCGCTCCTCGGCGACCTGCACGAAGGTCGGAATATTAGCTACAAACGAGGCCTCGGTGGTCTCGCAGTAGTCTTGAATGAGCTGGGAAAGCTGGGAATAGTTCATTGTTTAAACTCAGGTAATTTCAGCCTGCACTCGTCCCAGTTGAAGCTGTGGCTGGTCAGGTTCCCAGCACTCGTCACACACTCGGATACTGGTCGGTAGCATGTTAATGACCAGTTGGCGCATTGCGTTTAAATGGTCAACACGCTGTCCACATCTGTCGCAAAAGCCGTGGGCATATTTACCTGATGAATATGCACCGGGCATTTAGATGCTCCGGCCAATGTATCCCATCTGCGGAACGAACCGGGATGAGGATTTATCGCGGTCTTCTCCGGAGGCCAATTCCCACTGCTCGTCATAGACCTGTTTAAGCATTGCCAGACGGTCGGAGGCTTCCGGCTTCTTCATGGCGATGTAGTAGGCCAGACCGGCAACTACAGGCCATAGGTATATCACCGGGCGGGTGCGCAGACGGTCAACATAGATTTGCAGGGGCAGGCCCTGTGTATTCTTGTTGTTAATGTGCGCGTACTCGGACACCGAAATTCGGGTCATGGTGTAGTCCGCCTGACTGGTCGTACTGCCATTGTTTAAACGAATCTGATGCTCAATGATGTCGATGGTGTCCAGTGGCAGGTCGTAGGTGATTTGACCGGCAGTAAGGGTCATTGTGGCCGATTCGACCGTCCACAAGTTAATACCCCGGTTCGACCACTCCTGCGCCATAAAGTTCATGGAACGGCGAGCCGTTCTGAGGTCGTAACCCGTCCTCAGTTCCAGCCCGGCACGCTCATACGCTTCTTCAACAAGCTCAGAGAATTCCGGGTTGAATGTCGCTGTTCCACTGGTAGCCATTAGCGCACCGTACCTTTGGTATGGCCCTTGATAGCACAGCCGTCAATACGACCGCCCTTCTTGTAGCCGATAGGAGACATGGATTCCGGGGTTTCAGGAGCCTCGGATTCCGGACCAATATCAATTTCAATTTCGACCATCGGCTCGGAGTCACCGCCGCCGTTGCCACCACGAAGTTGCGGTTTCATTTTTTCTTGCCTTTCGACTTAGCTTTGCCCATCGATTTGGCTTCAGCCTTTTCATGTTTAATCATGGATTTCGGAGCGCCTTTGGACTTCATAAAGGCGATTTCCTTTTTCATCATTGCTTTGGATTCTTTTGCCATAAATCACCTCGTTAAATGTTGCGGCCTTTAGTGTGGCCTTTGATAGCACAGCCGTCAACACGGCCACCTTTTTTGAACTTTGCCACACCGGCATTGGCGACATCAGATGCCACCTCTTCCGACACGGGTTTCTTTTTCTTGCGGTCGCCGAGCTTGGACAGGAGACCCATCGCGCTCATGTTACCGCCAAACGCCCCGTGGCCCGTTACAGCGCCGTACAGCGGGGAAATCGTACCTAATAGGTCTTTGCCTTTCATTTTTTCAGTCCTTTTGTCATGCCACGAGTGGCACACCCGTCAATTTTACCACCTTTTTTGTAACCACCACCCGGACCAACAGGGGCCGGGGCATTTGGGCGCATACGCTTGTTCATGCCGTCAAACTTTTCAGGCATTCCCTCTAAGCGGTCTTTAACTACTTTGCGCATATTTTCCATGCCGCGCTGTTCGCGCATTGGACGACCATCGTTTAACATTGGGCGATTCATAGGCGAACTGTAGTTACCCATATTTCCGGGCATATTGGCACCACCCACGCCACCAAACTGCAACGGTCCAACACGGAAGTCAGACGGACGAGGCAGTGGGGTCGGCATTACTTCTGGGCCAATAGGGCCACCAGCGGCATATTTGGATTTCTTTTTCATGTTATTTCTTCTTCTTGGCCTTGGCCTTACGGGCCTCGGACAAAGCAATGGCGACGGCCTGTTTCGGGTTCTTCACGACCGGACCTTTCTTTCCGGAGTGGAGGTCGCCTTTCTTGAATTCCTTCATCACTTTCTCAACTTTTTTCGGGTTGGCTTGACGAAGGGCGTTTGGTACAACTTTACCCGGCGGGCGGGCGATTTGTTGACCCATGCTGGAACGACTAATTGCCATAATCGTTTAAATGCCTGAATCATTTTCGACCTCTCTTTGTCATGCCACGAATTGCGCAACCATCAATGCTTTTCCTTTTTACAGGAGCTTGCACTGAGGCTCTTGCCGGGGAAACCTTTCCGCCATGACGGTAAGAAGCCGGTTTGTCTAATGTTTCAAATGCTTGATTAACTGTTTCTGGGCGCAATATTCCTCTTTCCCGCTCTATCCTTTTTTTGATTATCTCATCTTCTCCTGCGTTTAAGTCAGGAGAATAGGTTAATCCAGTAAAAAGAACATTACCACTTGATAAAGCACCTTTCAAAAAGTTTGCGCCAGCCTGACTTGCCGCGCTTCTTCCCGCTGGCGTGGTCAGCCCTTCTTCAAAGGCTTTTGCGACATTCGGCAGGTTCCTTTCGACAAATCCGGGTTTCGGAACAGCACCTCGTTCAAGGACTTTTTTATACTGACCTTTACCAACATGCTTGTACACATCTACCTTGTCAGCCGGTAGCTCAGTCAAATGCTTTCCATCCTTTCCGGTTGGGAACATTGTGGAGCCTTTCCCATGACGAGAGCGTGTTGACGGCTTGATGGAGGGGTCTTTTGTAGCAATTACATAATGGTTTGGATTGCTTTCAGCATACCTTAAAGCAATTTCCCCTTTTGAAAAAGAAGGGAATGCAGTTGGTCTATTAGCAAGAGATACGCCTCCTCCAGTATTCGGCTTTGGCTTTGCATTATAATTTGTCCGAACTTTGCCGCTATCAAGAATATCCTGATATGCAGAATCACCATGAATGACTCTGTAAAAAGCATCGGGGTCAGTTTTGATTCTTCCAGCCATTACCTTCTTCCTCCTTTGGCTTTCGCTGATTTCGGTTGAAGATTGCCGCCTTGCCGATTCGATGACTTATCGCTCTGGGGACGGAGATTGTTTCTGCTGGTACTGCCACCGCGACTAAGCGGATTCTTGTGGTCAACGACTTTGCCGTCTCCTTTGCGCACCACACCTTCACGCATGAGTTCCCGGCGAGCGGCATTGCGCTTCGCACGGTCTTTCACGCGCTGAGGGTCTTCATTCAGACGCTCACGGGTATAGTTGCGGGAGGAGGCCTTTGCCATATCAGCGTTTCCGGCCCTGCGGTTTGCGTATCATTCCACCTTTAGCCTTCTTGTCCGGGAACTTATTGGAAATAGAAGGAAAAGTTTTCTGTATTTTCCTGCCAATTTCTTCAGTTGGCTTACGCAGTTTATCGAGATTGTCACGGAGTTTTTCTCCGAAATCTTTCTCTTTTTTCTTGTACGGGGCTTGACCTTTGGGCATGTAAATCTCCTAACGGTATTTGGCGGCTTTGGCCGCAATTTTCTTGGGTTGTGCAACAAACTGCTTGCCTTTGGCGTTTCCAGCCGCTTTGGCGCGGTTGGTTGCGGCCTTTTCAGCGGGACTGAGCGCCTTCCACGCACTGTCAGGGAGGTACCGTTTCTTGCCCTTTGACGGCGAGCCATCGCTAGTGCGCCATTTCTGGTTGGTCCATTCCTTGAGAGAGCGTTGCGGGTCTTTCACGACTTATAGCCTCCGCCCGCCGCCTTGTATTGGCGTGCCAGCAGTTGAGCTTTTCGGGCAGACCATTCACCGGGGTCACCACCGCTGGAGCCTGCCTTAATTTTCTTGAATAGCTTTTCACGCATGCCGGGCTTCGTGTAAACGCCAGCTTTGTTGACCTGAGATTTTTTCTTGGTCGCCATAGCTTTCACCATTTAACTTTATGAGACCAATACCGGGCGGATAGCTTGTCCGGGTTGGCGTCTTGAGCGTTATGGCGGGCGTAATACGATTTCTTGCGGGCCTTGTCTTTGGCCGATGTCGGATTCTTGCCAGCACCCTGCACGCCTTGTTGTCCAAAGCGAATGGTCTTCACCTTGTCACCGCTTTTGGCAACAACAACATGCGATTTTTTCGGATGGCTTGGCGTGCGTTTCGGCTGATTAAACCCTGAAACACCGGCTCTTGCCAATCGTGGGTCTTTGCCTGCCATGACCGACTCCGTTTAACCGCAGAACAGCGTAATGTTGGAAGTGGCTACTTGAGACATCGTAAGCACCGCATAATCATCATTACTGCCTTTGGTGGTCAAAATGCCCTCACCCGGAATAATAATGTTATGAACACTGGTATCACCACCGGTCGGCAGTTTCATAATCACCGTGTTGGACGGTTTAGCCGTTAAAGTAATGGTGCCTGCGGTCGATGCAGAGAGGTAGAATCCACTCTTAATACGCGCACGCGGAAACGCAATGTCACCGCCGAATCCGATTTTCACACCACCAGCAGAGCCAGCATTAACAGAAATGCTTTGAATGCTGGTGTAGTAATTTGCGGAATAGACGATACCGGCACTAGGGCCGGAAAGCGTTTCAACTTGCGGCGAAACATTACTTGCGTTTGAACCAACACGCAAACCCGTAATGGTAAAGGTTTTGCCAGTTTCAACACCATCTGAGGTAATTGATACTTTATATCCGGTTCCGTTGTAACCCAGATTGTTTGCCAACAAAGCAATCGAGCCACTGCTGGCAATAGTGCCAGAAGCCTTGAAATACTCGGTATTGCTTTGTTCCGGGGTTACTGCCCAGACATCATATTGCACTGTTCCTGCCATGAGCGTTCTCCGTAATCAGGTGGGTGGATTACAGGGTTTACAGGCCAATGTACTTGGTCGAACCGTTGATAAGAACCGGAATAAAGCCGATTTGTGCCGACACAATGCCGGAAGTCGCTTTAAAACCACTGCCAATCACCAACGAACCATTGATGCTCAAAGTGCCGATAGCGGCAGAGGTGGCACTCAAGGTGGTGGTAATGGTCGAAGTTGCGGTAATAGCGCCTTCAAAGCCATTGTCTGACTTTACCGGGCCGGAAAAGGTAGTACGAGCCATGTTTAAATCCTCACATGCGAGTGGGCGCACCTGTCTGCATGTCGTCAGCCGGGTCTGTCAAGTGCGCCGGGGTTGTCCCGGTACTATGATTAAACGCTTTCATGTGGCAGTTGTCAAGTAAAGAAAAGCCCTCCGTGAAGAGGGCTTTCCAGTGGTGCTGTGACTCTGTGGTTATCAGGACGAACCCGGCGAACCGTAGATACCCAGCGGGTCGGACACGCCGAACGAATAACGCTCGCGGGCCTTGTAGCGCACATTGCCGGTATCGAAGTCACCGTCCATGCCGGTTGACATCGGCGAGCGGACAAAGTGCTTCATGCCATTCGGAACATCAGTGATGATGAAGAAAGCGTTGGTGTCCGTCAGGTAGTGATTGACGGCGTAGCCTTCCGGGATTGCTCCCATGTTCTTGATGGCATTGATGTCGTTATCGGCGGTTGCGGTGCGGAGACTGGTCTCCATCAGGCGCTCGGCCACGAACATCAGGTTGGACGGGACAATGAGACGGCGCGGACGGGCCGCAATCAGCAGACCGCGTTCATCGAGGAAGTTAGCAATCTGAATGATTGCGTCTTCCAGCGAAGTCTCGTTGAGGTCAGCCGCCACAGTCGGGCGGTTGCTGTTGGTACCGCCAGACACCAGCGGGTGGGAGGTGCTGAACAGGGTGGAACCATCACCGGATTTAAAGGTGGTGAAACCGTTGTTGAGCAGAGCCGCCGCTTTGACTTGCTTGGTGTTCGCCATACCACGAGCCAGAGCCTTAGTGTAACGGGCCGATAGCTGGTCGTACAGGTTATCTTCGATTGCTTCTTCAGTAATCGAGAAACCCATAGCAACGGTTTCGTGGTTGTAGCGGGCAACGAAGGCTTCCTGCGCGTTGTCATACGCGATGGCTTGACCTTCAGCTTTAACCGGAGCGGTGCCGAATCCGGAGAGTTTGACCTCTTCTTCAAAGGCCTTTTCCGAGGACTCGGTTTCGTAGATGAGCGTATGCTCTTCTTCGTACCGCTCATACTCCAAACCGAACAGGGCGTTCAAACCCGGAAGGAGTTCTTTCAACATCTGGGCGCGTGAAATTGCCATGATTTAGCTCCTTTAGGCAGTTACGCTACTGTAGTAGCCGTGGGTGAGAACATTCACCTTGACCAGCAGTTCGCGGAAAACCGTGAACACGACAGTCGAGGAGGCCGGGATTGCAGTGACAGAACCGGGGACAGCGATGGCGGCATTCAGCACAATGCTGGTGTCGCCAACAGCGGCGGCGGTATCCACGAACGAACCGGTTTGAATCAGTTCACCGTTCGCGGCGTAGTAGCCAACGCTGGTACCCACCGGAATGGCCTGCGGGGTTCCCGAACCGGTGAGGGTCAGGGTTGCGCCGGAGGACGAGCCGGTTGCCGTGAAGCTAAACGAGGTCTCTTCGACCACGCCCAGAACACGCAGGGGCAGGATGCTGGTTACCGGGGTGTTATCCGGAGCCAAAATCGCGTTCTGCGAGTTACCGGTGTTCACATTACCGGTGTTGTCGATAGCCGACAGGTTGGTGCCGACCAGAGCGTAAGCGCCGGAGGCCATAACCACACCAGACGAACAGACAGCCGCTTTGTAAACGGTATCCGGGTCGTCATTGATGTACGCAACAGCATCACCAGCCAGCGTGGAAGCGGGCCAGTATTGCGAGAAGCGTTTTTGCTTAGTGGTCGGGTCCGTGTACGAGCAACCCAAGAAAACACCCGTAATGGCGTTGGAGTCAGTTGTTGCTCCAATCGCGGCACGGGTGGCCGAACCTCGAACGACTTTCACGAAATCACCATTGAAGATGCTCGTGGCGTAGCCGTATTGAATCGGGTACATACGGGTGGAACCCGCAAATACCTGACCACCGACAAGGTTAATCGGTTTCAGTCCATAGGGGACTGATACTTCAGTACCAGATGCCATGTTGAATACCTCTTAAAAAGTGTGGGAATGTAGTCGCCTTTAACCGCGACCAAACGATGTTTTCGTACTACGCTCCGGATTAAGGAGCGGCATACGGGGGTCACCTTCCCGAAGGAAGGAACGGTCCACGCCTTCGATTTGCCTATCCGAAAGTTGCTGGTAATACTGCTGGCGAGACTTCATCATATCTTCCGGGGCCTTACATAAGAGCAGTCCACCCACTTCGATATTCCCCTTGAACTGGGAATTGTGGTCGGACAGGATTTGGAGTTCCGGATAATCTTCGGCTTTGACCGGCGTCCAACCTTCACGCATCATGCGAGAGACATTGGTGTTGTCGGCGCGACCGAGTGACGAGGTTCGTACCCAGCGGTGTACCCAGCCCTCACGGGGTTGGGGAACCGGAAGCGAGGATTGCGGTAGCCATGTGTCCGTTGGACGGACTTCATCTTTCCGCTCTACTCGTACTGTGCGCTCTTCAGCCATTAGTATTCTCCTTGATGAGTTGTTTGGCGTACTGCTCCGGCGTTAAACCGAGCCTCTTAGCGAGAGAGACTTGGGTAGCAGTCAGTTGGATTCTGCGCGGTGTTACGGCATTGCTTCGCTTGGAAGGTGCCACCACCGAGTTGGGTTGGCGTTGAGGGGTCTGGCGCACTGGGGCCTCCTGCTCAAAGTGTTCGGGGAACCGAGTCCGAACTGCCTCGTCTATTGCATTGTAGTATTCTTCCGTATCCGGTTGAAAACCTTCATCACGAATCAGTCGTTCGTGTACACCATAGGCCAATGCCGTCATCTCTTTGTTGCCTTTTGGTCCAAACCACGGATTGCGCTCGGACCATTTGAGAGCTTTCTCGCTTGGTACCGGCGGGGTGAACTGGGGTTGCTGTGGTTGAACGGCTTGGGCAGGAGCTTGGGCCGGGGCTTGCGGTTTGGGTCGTGACTGGAGCGTGCGTTCGTGCTTTTCAGCTTCACGGAATTCGGTTTGGGCCGTCAGGAGTTCTTCCTGAG